AAATTGTATTGTTCCTGTAAAGTTTGTTGTCTCATTTTATTCTATATTTCTAAATTCTTTAAAATCTTCATCGGTTAATAAAACCTGCTCATCGCTTAATGAATTTTCAAATTCTACAGCTTTTTCTGGAGGCATTTTTCCAACTTTATCAATTTTACCTTCAACATCTACAACATAGTATATAGGCCAAGAATTATTTCCTTCTTGAGAAATTCCTGTATTGCCCGGTATAGCTTTAATTTCGTTGTATAAACTTTCTAAACTAAGAGTAGTATTTTCTTTTACTTCAGGTTCGGGAGTAGTATCAGCGGCAGTGGTAGGTTGAGATTTTTTACGCAAATTTATAATTTGAGTAGTTAAACTCTCTATATCCTCAGCTATAGCATCAAAAACACCAGGTCCTAAATTTTCACCTTTAGCTAAAAGTGCTTGTACCTCTTGTTGGAGATTTAGCATTTTTACCTTTAGATAGCGTTTATCATTCATATGTTATAAATATTATTAAAATATAAAAAATTATAATTTAGTACTTCCCATCCCCTTCATCATTAATGTAGCTCCAGTAATAGCAGCCGCATTTACAAACGTTAAGTTACCTCCACCGGGAGCAACAACTACACCTGTAAAGTAATCAGTTTGTTGTAGTCCTGATAATCCTGTTCCTAAAGTAAAGGAACCAGAGGTATTTTTAGGAGTGGATGTGGAGTAAGGAGGTATGGTTTCTAATACAAAATAACTTGAAGCAAGTCCTGTATTGCTGATAGCAAATACTGAATTTGATCCTGCTGCTAAGTTATCAGGAAAAGCAACGGCACTTTGACTTACGTTTACGTTATAGGTTGCCATTTTAGTTCCAAAGATCTTTATATTCCATACCTTTGGCTTGTTTTCTCATCTGTTCTTTATTAACGGGTTTCCAACCCATTTTTAAATAATAATTACGAGAAGTACCTTTGGCTTTTTTATTTGGGTTAAAAGCAAATGGGGTGGCGTATTGCTCACCAGCTCCAGCAGACATACTAGCACCAGCAGTTCCTCCACCAGTTGCAGACATCTCAGTAACAACTTTTCTTATAATTTCTCTAAGTTGTTTCTTTTTCATTTGCTTTTCATTTTTTCGTATTCTATACGATAGTTTTTACGAATATGACTTCTAATCCTGTTTTTAATATATTGTATTTCTTTAAAAATATCTTCAAATTCTTTATCATCTTCTGCTTGTATCATTACTGCTCTAGAGGTAGACTCTAATTGCAATACATCTTTAAGAAGTTTTTCAAAATTAGGAGTATATGTTATTTTAGATACAACACTACGAGTCTCAGGATCAAATTCCCCTGGTTCAACAGTGAATTTACGAGGGGTAGGATCTACCTCATTTAATATCTTATTTACTAGCTGTTCTAATTTCATCGATCAATTGATAGTATTGTAATAAGTTAACGATATCCTCGTTTTTAATTGAAGATTCTTTAGACAATTCAGAAATAATATTTACTATTTCATTCAATTTAATTACTGTAACTTTATCATCAACTGATTTGATTAAATTTTTCAATTCAGTTTTAATTTCGCTGATTTGAGTATTGTAGAATTCTTTTAATTTTGGAGTTGAATCAACCTCAGTAATAAATTGCTTTAATACGGATTTTTGTTTTTCATTGAATCCATCGTACTTGTCGTTGAATTTTTCTAACAAGATACGGTAAGTTAAAATACGTAAGTCTTTATCGTATTTCTTAAATTCCTCAATTACCTCATCTTTAACCTCTTTTTTATTAATTTTAGAGGTAGTTAAAATTTCAAGTAAAGTTACTTTATTAGAAATAATAGCATCAGGGTTAACTAAGTTATCGTTATTGTAAATTTCCATTAACGAGTATAAAGCAGCATATGCCTTATAGTTAGGTAATTTAATTTTGAAGAATTCATCTAAATTATAGTTATCACGAATTTCCTTAATCAAATTATACTTTTCTCTACGCAAGGTACTACGATTTAACTTTTTAGAAGTTTCTAAAATAGTATTAATAGTAATATTAGCGGTTGATTCAATTAAAGGTAAGTTTTTTAATAGTGATTCGTATAATTTATACTCTTTACTTAATTCGCTTTTAAGAAAATATTTCTTAATAATATCTAAGGCAGGTGATTGTTTTCCTGAGATAGTATCTGCGGTTACCTGTCTGATAAGCAATTCAAAAATTAGTCCTGAATTTTTATATTTGCTATGCTTAAGCTTAGTCATTTGTTATAAATATTATTAGAAAAATTATTCCTTAATTTTAGATTCATCTAGCAAAGAAGCCGCTCTACGTTCATCATCAAATGCTAATTTTTTATTTAAGCTTTCAAGTAATGATTTATTTTGGAGGTAAGCTGTTTTAGCCTCAAATGCGGCTGTTGGTTTGTAGTTTCCAAAGCTTTCTTGGTCATCTACTTTCATATCTTTAACTCCCAACCTGTCTCTACCCAAAGCATTATCTTGAGTACCAATATCAGATGCTTTTTCTTTAGGTCTTCCTAATAATGGTTCATCCTCATCATATCCACCAGGAACATTAGATGATGCCTCGTATCTACCTTTACCGTACAAAGCAGCCAAATCGTGTGGTGTACCATATGACTTACCAGTTTCTATAGGATCGTTACCTTCACTTTCTAACTGAGTTAATCTGAAGGTACGTTTCATATCTTCACGTAATAGATCTCTGTAATTATCATATTCATCTTCACTAAAGTGGAATATGTTATCATAAATCCAATCTGTAGGTAGTAATTTGGTATCTATAATGTTACGAGCTAATTCTACTTTTTCTTTTAATAAGTTAATTCTTTCTTGATCATAGATAATAGAAGGTGTAGTTAAATCTAATTCAAAATTAGTTAAACCCTCATTATTATATCCTTGAGAATATAAGTGAATTAATGCAATTTTGTACAATTCAGACAATATAATCTTTTGAATACGTTCAACGGTACGAGCAAAACGAATATCTTCGGCTGCTAATGTTGCTTTACCACTTAAATCCTTATCATAACCAAAGAACGCTTTAGGTACTTTAAGAGCAGCAATCATTTTATCTCTTAAGTACATAACGTCTTGAATACCATCGTATTCTAATCCTTTAGTAGTATCAATACGAGTTGTTGCATCTGCTCCACGAACAGGAATATAAAAATCCTCCATCATGTTTTGCATGTTGAATTTTAAGTTATATTGGCCTGTTTGGGGATCAATGTATGGAGTACGTTTCATTTTAGAAACTGTTTTTTCCATAAATGCATCTATCTCGTTTGGTGGGATATTACCTACGTTCATGTAGAATACGCGCTTTTCAGGCGCTCTAACAATACGATGTACTAACATCGCATCCTCCATAAGTACCATTTGTTTATACGATTTACGCGCAGGTTCAATATATGAACGGCCGTAAGGCAAATAGTTAACGTCTGTGATTAAACGGAAGTGAGCTACCTCGTAGTTATCAAAATAAATAGCATTATCACCCTGTTTATTCATATATGAATAACCTGAGGCATATGATCCCCCTCCTGATAATCCGTCTGGGTCAAATTTAAATCTTACAGAAGATGGTTTTTGAAGGTCATATCCTTCCTCTCTAATAATATTATATGCGGTGTAAGGAATAACATTATACACACCATATTTTTCGGCGATTTCTAGTTTTAAGAAAAAATCACCATATTTACACATTTGGCGAATCCATGCCCACAAGTTAAATTCGATGTTTAATACATCATAAAATAAGTTATAAAGGATTTTTTGTATATCATCATCGCTAGAGCGAATTTGAAGTACTTCTCCCATATCATTTTTTAAAGTACATTCATCGGCAATAATATCTAAAGTAGAGGCAATGATAGAATCTGTATCCATAGCCTCATAATCAGAGTATAATTGGGTTCTTAATGTTTGATAGTTAAGTGCTGGGTTGTAAATAGGTGCAGCACCTGTTAAGTGTAAGCGAGAAAAACGGTCAATTAATGAGTTAGTTTCAACTTGTCCTGCTTGTTGGATTTTGTTAACATCTATGATTTTGAGTTCATCTCCCCCAATGTTTCTTACGATAACATCGGTTGAAAATAATCGTTTAAGTCGCGTAAATAAACTGGTATCTGCCATGTGTGTTTGTTATAAATATTTAGAGAAGCCAAGTGATATCTTCGTTATTCCCTCCTACATTCATATTCCATGGGTTATCGCCATAGACTGTTTTAGGTGAATAAACTCCAGATGAATTCATTTGGGTTGATTTGAATGAGTTAAGAGATGCTCTTGTTAAGTCTTGTGATTGTTGTTGGAATCGTAATGACGTATCTCTTAAATACATTCCGATACCAAAGGCCATTACTAAGTCATCATTATATCCCCCTTGAGCCTCAGCACGTCCGTTTTTCCAAACAAACACTTTCATTTCCTCTAATAATCTTTTTGATTGGATTATTACAGAACGATCGCCTATATACTCTCTAAATTTATTTACTACTAAAGGACGGGATTTTAAAGACATAGTGAAACCAGGAGTTAAATTAGGATTATTTTCATATCTTTGAAAATACGACTCAACTGTTAGAGTATCACCTCCTTTTGGAGAGTAATACAAATTTCTATATCCTCTTTCTAAAATAGCCTCTATTGATGACCACCCAATAGATGAGTTTTCAACTATCAATAAAGCTTGGTTATATTCAGTGGCTATACCTACTAAAAAGTATCCAAACTCTTTGGTAGACATTTGCCCTTTGTATTCAGCAACTTGTACATTTGTTGCTACATCAATGACGTGGAAAGTCGAGAAATCCTTACC